TGACAGCATCTTCATGGGCATCCTCCACGGCTCTGATGCTGTTCAGTCTCGCTCAGGCGTTCGCATGATGCCTGTCGCGGCGGCTAACATGGTCTTTGAGACGATGAAGGCGGGCCAGTATGACGAGCTCGACATGACACGCCGCAACGTGTGGGCTGACGAGTCACAGAAGTTCCAGGTCATTGACGGGAACCTTGGCTTTGTCCTCACCGACTGTCTCTAAGAGGTCAAGTGATCTGCTCATGTGGACGAACCCACGCCGCCCTGCTTGCTGAGAGAGTTGACGCTGATAAGAAGGCGATTGACGATCTTAGCAGGCAGGTGGGCGCTATCCGTGGGCCAATCCAAGAGCTGATCAAGGCCAAGATCGCTGAGCTCAAAGCAGAGTACAGCGCAGAGACAAGAATGAAGCGGGCGCTCGCCCGCGCTCAGCGTGAGCTTGTAGGCAACCTCAAGGCGGCCCTCGATCTCACTTCAGCTGAGCAGCTCCTTCTCTTGCCACGCGACCAACTGAGTGAGCTCATCCTCACAGGTGGTCTAGGCTTGGCGATTGAGGACTTCATAGACGCTCAAGCGTCAATCACTGAGGCGGCGATGGACACCATTCAGGTGATTGTATCGGGCGCCTCTATTGGTGACGTTCCTGACGTTGTGGCTGTTGGTATGGCCGCAGCGGATAACGTATTCCAAGACGTGATCCTCCCTGACGCGCTCAGCGCGGTGAGGACAGCGCTTCAAGGGATAACGGTGGACGTTCCCATCAATCAAGCCATGAGTGGACTATCTCAGAGGCTTGAGCAATCTACAGGGCGCCAGCTCACAGTTGTGAGGACTGAGCTTGCCAAGTATGGGCGAACCATCACGGCCAAAGCGGCTGAGGTGTATGGGCTCGACCTTTACCTATACACAGGCCCCAAGGATGGAATCACTCGCGGCTTTTGTCGCGCTCTGATTAACTTGGTAGTTGATGAGAGACAGATGAGGCGGCTCAACAATGGTCAAGGGCTGCCTGTCAAAACAAGCGGCGGCGGTTATAACTGCCGACACTCTTGGAGCCCTGTTAGTCAGGACTTTGTAGACGCCGCGAACCTCACTAGAGCAAGAGCTCAAGACATAACCAAAGCCAACGGAGCCGCGCCATGATCAAAGCTGTTACAGGTCAGTCAAGAGTCTTTGAGTGGGTAGCGCCTGGGCCATTGAGCGCAGCGCCTAGCTTGACGGTGGGGAGCTCCTCACCTGTGACCCTCACTCAGACAAGAGCAGACGCAACCGTCAGCGCCATTGGCAACGACAGGAGGACGCTCACCGTCAACTCACAGGCGAGCGCGCTCCAAGCTGACCAGCTCAAGGCTTATCTCGTCACCGATGGGGATAGCATCTACAGCGTGACCGTGGTGAGGATGGTTGGGACAACCGCCATCCTAGCTGAGCCGCTCCCCCGTGAGATCGACCTCAGCGTGAGCGCCTCGCTTGTCTTTGGGATGTACTATGGGACGATCCCCACAGCCATCACCAACGTCACAAGCTACTATCCGTGGACGGTGAGCTATTCCCATGACCTCGGTCAGCAGACCGCGCCAAAGCTTGAGAAGGGACTCCTCAAGGTCACGCCTCGCCCCTTTGATACAGGGTTGAGCCATGATGAGCTTGTGAGCCAATTCCCTCAACTAGCTGACATGGTTCCACGCCGTCAGAGCTCCTTCGCTCCTCAGGTGGAGGCCGCGCTCCAAGAGCTCATCCTTGTCATCCGTGACCATCTCAAAGATGAGCCTGACGTGACTGAGGATGAGGTGTTTAACGCTCACAGCTTCCAGAATGCTCATGCCTACTGCACAGCGGCGCGTATCTACGAGATGATCAATCAGCTCGACACCGCCGCCGCTATGCGTGAGCGTTGCATGGAGCTGATGGATATTAGCTTGAGGAGCTTAGCCCTAGACCGCGATGGGGACAACGTGGTGGATGAGGGTGAGCTGGATATTGCCAAGAAGGGCGGGAGCTATCGCGACCTCAGAGCCTCTTGGCGCTCTTATTCAAAGACCCAATATGATCAGAGCTTCACCCCAACAAGAGGAATGAGGCACTAGTCATGGGCGCCAAGGTCAAGCTCAATCTCCCCTCATCTCTGTGGACTGCTAAGGACTCAGCGCGCTTGGCTGCTGACACCTTAGCGGCGATCAAGTTGAGGACGAGCAAGGGCATTGACGCCAACGGATCGCCCTTTATCGACTACTCAACGCGGCCTTTATATGTTTCTTATCGAGGCGCCAGGTTGAAGCCAAAGGGCGGGCGAGTGTCGAGGACAGGGCTGAGCGTTTATTACAAGGACGGATACAAGCAATATAAGATTGAGAGCCGCCGCATGGGTCGAGGCTCCAGCGCGCTTGTTGATCTTGTCCTCAGCGGGACGCTCATGAACAATCTTGTCATCCTCCACGCTGACGCTCAGCGCTTTATCATTGGGCTCACTCAACACGTTCGCCACTATGGCTATGAGGTGAACAATGATCGTGAGTTCCTTGGCCTATCTCAGCGTGATGTGAATGTGTTAGTCTCAGCGGTACAGCTCGCCATCACCCGCAAGATTAAAGGAGGGCGCTCATGAGCCAAGGCATCTTCTCAGCGCTCGACTATCTAGAAGGTCAAATTGAGGCCACCCTCCCCAAGACTGACAGCCATCATGGCTTCGTCAGTATCAACAGCTCAGGGAGAGTGGGGCCGCTTGAGGCCCATCAGCACACCACACGATTCTTTGAGCTCCGCTTGGACACCTTTGGTATTGATGACGGGGAGGCGGGGATCAGCGGGAGGCGCCGCGCCACCGTGACCCTTCGCGTCAGATATGACATTGGTGAGATTCACTTCATGGAGCGCATGATCGCGGAGGATGCTGCGGCCCTCCTCGTCACCTTGAAGGGGCCTCAATACGACTTGGTGAATACAGGGATCGTCAGCTTGATCCCAGGTGACCCCACCACGGAGCCAATCCTTGACCCCACAACTGAGGCGCTCGCCTTGGTTCTTTCATTCCCCTTTGATCTGCTTTACTTGGAGGCATTATGAGCGTCACTCATAGAACTCTCAGCGTGGCGGTGGAGTCATCATTTGGCTCACTCAGCGCTTCAACAGGGCTGCCTAATAACAGTGGCCTCACCTTCACCTCTATCCCTTGCGAGCGTGACCCAATCATCATCTATGGTGACGTGGTTGTCTCTGAGCGTAATGACGCCCGTGATGGGACGTATGGGAACGCCCCTGAGCCTGACACGGTTTGGAGTGGTGGCTCGCGTGTTCGCCGCCGTACAGGTCAAGTCAATCTCCGTGTTGACCTCACCACCATTGGGACGGCCTCAACCAACTATAACAGCAACTATCTTGGTCATCTGCTGGGCGGTGGCTTCCTCCGTCAGTTGGCGGGGATCAATAGTGACACCGTGGCCACGGCCATTGACGTCAACACGTTCACCCCCACAGCGACAAGCACAGACTACTCAGTAGGGAGCTTGATTGGTGTTGGGCCTCTCAATGGGCGCGCTGAGTATAGCGCGGTGACTGATGATGACGTGAGCGGGAACGTGACCGTTAGCCCCGCCTTCTCAAGTGACACGAGCGGCCAGCTTGTCTACCTCTTGGAGAATTGGTTCCCCGCTCAGCGTGGAGACATGGGCTCAACTGCTCACTCGCTCAGCTTCCGTGTTGATGGCGTTGACTTCCGCTCATACGCTTAT